ATATACTTCATCTTACTATGTTATATCAATTGAAGATGTAACTAATCAAGAGTATGAGATTAGAGAACTTGTATCGTTTTATAATGAAGATGCAGATTATAATGAATTTATAGAATATGGTATAGTTCCTACAGCATCTTCTCTAGGAATTTTAACTACGGGAATTCTTGGTTCTGGAGTAGGAAGAACAACAAATATATTCTTTACTCCAAATGCAAATACTGATTATGAAATCAAAACGTTTGAATTCTTGTTTGGTCAAAATGATGATGAAGTTGTGTATGATTTAAATTCTGCAGAAATAGAAGCAGACTTTTCTGATTATACTGGAAGAAATAATGATTTAAAAACTGGTTTTAATTTAACACATCAACAAATTCCTATATTTAAGAGAGATATTGATGCCACTGATAATTCTGTGGTCGATATAGATAATGACATTATTTTTATTCCAAATCATTTCTTTAAAAATGGAGAAGAGATAGAGTATTCTTATACTTCAGTTCAATCTCCTATTGGAATAGCAACAACAACTATACCTGGCATAGGATCTACAGATAAGTTACCATCAACATTATACATTGTCAAAATTGATGATGTTAGAGTAAGAGTTTCTGGATCTGCTTCAGAGGCATTATCATTTATACCTACTTACTTAGATTTAAATACCCTTGGAGTCGGTACTGATCATAAGTTTAGTTCGAAAAAACAAAATACTAAGGCATTGATAAGTGTCGATAATATTATTCAATCACCTGTAGTTTCTACAGGAAAAACTACTCTTTTGTCTTCCAATCTTAGTTCTTTGTCTACTATAGTAACAGTTGATAATTCCCTCCAAATAGGAGGAAATGACTTATTGAAAATAGATGATGAAATAGTACAAGTTAAAGTTGTTGGTTATAATGGAAATAGTAATGATTTGTTGGTATTAAGATCAAGATTGGGAACAGATCTCAAATCTCATCTCGCAGGGACTTTAGTATCTAGAGTTGAAGCAAATTATAATATCGTTGACAATACACTGCATTTTGCTGCAGCTCCTTATGGAAATGTTCCTGATGAAAATCCATCAGATCCAGAAGAAGTTGATTTCTCTGGATTAAAAATTAGTTCCAAATTTAGTGGAAGAGTATTTTTAAAATCTGGTATTACTGATACTGATATCACACCTTATAGTGATAACTATGTTTTCGATTCATTATCAGAAAATTTTGATGGGTCTGAAAATACTTTCACTTTACAATCTAATTTTCAAGATGTTGCAGGAATATCAACTAACAATGCAATAACTTTAGTTAGATCAATATTCCAACTCCCAGATGCCCCTAGAATTGATTCAAGTTTGAATGATGAAGATTATACATTAACAGAAAATTCTGGAATAACTTCTATAACATTTTCTGGATCTGGTATTGGAACAGATTATGATGTAAATACTGCAAATTTACCAAGAGGTGGAGTTATAGTTTCTGTTGGTTCATCTGCAGGATTTGGTTATCAACCTTTAGTTTCTGCAGGAGGAACTGCTATTGTTTCTGGATTGGGTACTATTTCATCAATTAGTATTGGAAACAGTGGTTCTGGATATAGAGCAGGAATTCAAACCGTAGTTAATGTTGGTGTTGCCCTGACTGAAGGTGAACCATCTATAGAGATTGTTGGAACGGCAACGATTAGTGATGGGAATATTGTAAGTGTTGCTATTACTAATCCAGGTAGTGGTTATACATCATCAAATCCACCAACTGTTGTATTTGATGATCCACTTTCATATTCTAATGTTCCATTAGTTTATAGTTCATCAACACCGCAAGCAGGATTGGGAACAGAAGCAACTGTTGATATAGTTGTAAGTCCAGATACTAGTGTATTGACTTTTGAAATTAAAAACTTTGGATATGGATATAATATAGATGACATTTTAACTGTAGATATTGGAGGACTTAGTGGAATTCCAACAGACACTTCTGTTTCATTCTCAGAATTCCAGTTAACTATTGATGAAACGTATGAAGATCAGTTTGCATCTTGGCATTTAGGTAAATTGACCGTATTTGATCCTATTGATACTTTGATTGATGGCAAGAGAAGATTTTTCCCACTTAAAATTGATGGAGTTCAAACTTCTATAGAATCTTCGCCAGGATCTAGTATTGATCTCCAAGCAAATTTAATTGTTATTATTAATGATATCCTCCAAGTTCCAGGTGAATCTTACATTTTTGATGGTGGTAGTGTAATAGAGTTTATAGAACCTCCATTATCTTTATCAGATTCATCTTCTGGTCTTTCAAATATTAGTAAATCGAAAATACTTTTTTACGCAGGAACAGATGGAATAGACACTGAGTTAGTGGATGTCTTACAAACGGTTAAAGTTGGAGATACTCTTCAATTGCAATCAGATACTTTAGGGTTGACAGAAAATCCAAGATCAGTTCAAGAAATTATTTCTTCCGATGCAGTAAGAACAAATGTTTATACTCAACCAGGATTATCTAATGACCAATCTTTACTTAGAGAGGTTGTTTGGTGTAAGCAGAAGAATGATTTATTCTTATCTGGAGCAAATTTCTCTATTACAGGCATAGCAAATTCTACTCAAGGATTTGTAGTTTCAAAATCTAGAGAATCTTATGAACCTTATATTAATCCATCAGCATATCTCATAAAAGATATTTCTGTATCTGATACTGAAATTTTTGTTGATAATCTAGAGACTTTCTTTGAGAGTGAAGATGAAGTCGGAACAAATCCAGATGATGCATTTAGAACAATAACAATAAATTCTCAAGATAGATTAGTTTCTTGTGCGGCAACAGCAGTTGTATCATCTGCTGGCACTATAACTTCTATTGAAATTAGTAACTCTGGTTTTGGATATAATACCACCCCAAATGTCTATATTTCTTCTCCATTAGATTCTGGAACTACTGCTACCGCCACTGCAGTAATTTCTGGTTCTACTATTGGATCTATAAATGTTACCAATCCAGGAAGTGGATATACTACAACAAGTATACCATCAGTACTGATAGATTCTCCAACATCATCATTTGAAAAAGCAGTTGATGTATCATATGAAGGAGATTTTGGAATTATTACTGGAATTAGCACCACTTCAGTTGGAGTTGCATCAACAGGAATAGTATTTGATTTTTATATTCCAGAAGATTCTTATATTAGAGATAGTGAAATAAATACTGTGGGAACGGGAGCAACTGGTCTTAGTGGTATTCAAACAGGATACTATTTTGTTCTCAGAGGAACTAATGTTGGTAGTGGACTAACTTCTTTGGATGAAAATGGTCAAATTATTGGCATTGGATCTACATTTATAGATAATGTTTATAGAGCAGCAGCAGTTTCGATAGCACAAACTACTGTTAGTGGAGTTGGAACAACTACAATTGCACAAGTTACTGTTAGTGTTTCTGATTACAATGGTATAGTAAGTCTTGGTCAAACATATTATTATGGACAATATAGTTGGGGAAGAATTTATGATTTGGGAAGAACTGCAGCAAAACAGTTCAGTGTTTACAATAATGGAATTGTTGGAATCGAAACATCTCCAATTGTTCAGAGGTATAAACCTCTAAAAAATGAATTATATCAATCATAAATAACTAAAAAATCGCACCAATGTCAGCAATTATAACTGATCAATTAAGGGTATTGAATGCTAATAGGTTTGTGAAAGAGGTTTCTTCCACAGCAAACTCATATTATGCTTTTGTAGGATTGCCAAATGCTACTGAGTATTCCTCAGATTGGGATGTTAATCCCGCATCACCAAAAGATAGTTTTGATGATGAAAATGATTATTGGGATACTATGATTGGATTGTCCAAGATTTTACCCGATAATGCTCGTCAAGTTGTAACAAAGAACGAGTGGGAGACTGGGGCAATATATGATATGTACAGACATGATGTAACATCAAGAGTTTTGAGTAATGGGGAGAAAAAAGTTTCTCCCCAATCTGGTGCAACTAGTTTATATTCCTCTTCATTTTATGTTGTAAATAGAAATCTTCAAGTATACATTTGTTTGTATAATGGCGCATCACCTGAAAATCAATTCAAAGGAAATCTGTCTTTAGATGAACCAACCTTCACCGATCTTGAGCCAAGAGCAGCAGGAAATAGTGGTGATGGGTATATTTGGAAATATTTGTATACAATAACACCAAGTGATATTGTAAAATTTGATTCTATTTTTTACATTACAACTCCAAAAGATTGGAGCACTAATGAAGAGTCTCAAGCAGTAAGAAATCACGCCACTACTAGTGGACAATTAAAAATTGCTACCATTAGAAACAGAGGGGTTGATGTCGGTCAAGCAAACACTACATATACAGGTATTCCCATCAAAGGAGATGGATCAGGCGCTGAAGCAACTATAGTAATTAATAATCAAAGAAAAGTTGACTCCGTTGTAATTTCTAAAGGAGGATCTGGATACACTTATGGTTCTATAGATTTCAAATCAGTTGGTCTGACTGCAGATACAGATCCAGTATTTGATGTAATTATTCCACCTAAAGGAGGTCATGGATTTGATGTTTATAGAGAACTTGGTGCTTCTTCCGTTCTCTTATATACAAGAATTGAAAATACAACAGAAAACCCAGATTTCATTACTGGAAACCAAATTTCTAGATTTGGAATAGTAGAAAATCCTACTAAGTATAATACTGAAGAATTATTAGATTCTCCTACAGTTAGTTCTTTGTACGCACTAAAATTAACAAATCCTGATGGTGCGAATGCCGATTACTACAAAACAAGAATTATTCCTGCAGATTCTTATGTAACTCAAACAGTTGGAACAGGAATTACTGCTGTGGGAAGAGTTATCTCATATGATAAAAATACTGGTGTATTAAAATACTGGCAAGATAGAAGACTTGTTGGATTTAATACCGATGGATCTAGAAATTCTTCCCCTACATATGGATTCAATCAGGATAGATTTACATCATCACCTTCAAGTAACGATTTAAATGTCAACTTTGATAATGGTGATGTTTTGAAGATAGATTCTACATTTACTGGTTCTACAGAGACAATAAATAGTAGTACTGTACAACTTGGTCAAAACTTTGAAGGTGGTATTTCAAATCCAGAGGTAGAAAAATACTCTGGAAATATAATTTATGTTGATAATAGACCTTCTATTACAAGATCGTCAAACCAAA